GGGTGGTAGAGAAGCCCGCCAGCCCTCCGGCGTGGACCGTAGGCCTACCCTTGGGTGACCTGGTGGCCAAGCGGTATCAGGTGAGCCAGGACATGCGCCTGCTCGAGCTCGCGCGCAAAGACCTGGACGTCGTAATTAAGGACCAGATCGAAGACGGTCGCTACGAAGACGAGGACCACACGGTGCGCACGACCCGGCGGAAGACCACCACATATTCGCCGACGGTTCTTCCGCAATTGAGCCAGCAGCTGGGCGTGCCGCTGCTCGATCTGGTGCGGAAGACCTGCAAGATAAGCAACACGAAGGTCAAGGCGCTAGCAAAAGGTGACGACGAAGCCAAGAAGGTCCTAGACCTGCACGCCTCGGTAGAGCCTGGCGCGGCCTTTTTGACCGTCAAGGCTCGCGGAGGGCTGTTCTAAAATGGGACCGCTGTGCGGGCTGTGCCATACGTCGCATATCCTAATGACGCCATGTTCCGCGGTGCCGGGCGATCCGCCGCCGCTGCTGGACCGAGAGCAGCGCAGGACAGTAAAGGCCGCCCTGGAGGTGGCGATAGAGCGCGGGAAGATCCGGCCATACCAGGCGCTCGAACTCGCTGAGCTCCTGTCGGTCTCGCTCGAGCCCTGGGTATCGCGGCAGGCTGCCCACCTGGACAGGGCCATGGGACCCGTAACTCCAACAGCTGAGAACCTAGAATAATCCCGGTATTCCCTTGCGCCTTTGAATCTCCGCCGCTATTATCTAGGCATAGCAACAACGAAAGGCTTACCGACATGAGCAACGACCAGCAACTCTACCTGATCCGCAAGACCTTCACCGGCGGCTGGAACGTCGACACGACTTACACGGGTGTAACGTCCGTAAGATTCCCCGCAGGCTTCGTCTGCGAGAAGCCCGTGGGCGGAAGCCCTTACCGCGTCGACTGGTGCAAACCCGTCAGCGCAGAGGCTGCCGCGATCTTCAAGGCAGCGCGCGATATGCGGAGAGGTGGCTAGGAATGGCCAGCTACACCATGACCACGGACGAGACCGCGACTTGGGACGGTGACGACGACGCAGCCCGCGACGAACTGCGCTGCGAGATTCGCGAGCGCGCCGCGGACGAAGGCGCCGACGTCCACGTCTACACCGCTGACGGCGTCATGCTGTTCGTCGTCGAGGTCGAGGCATGAACGACCCAATCAAGTCCGCCATAAACCAGGCCCTCAACGCTGCCATAGTCGGCAGCGGAACGGGCGAGAGCAACGAAGACGTTTTCTGGGCGCGGCTCGGCGCTGAGCTCCAGGCCGCAAAATCAAAGGAACTGGAAGCATGAGCGAGAGCAACCTACGCGCGGAGAAGAACGACTACGGGTGGTCTGTGATCGACCCAGACGGTGGTAGGTGGTGGCCAGGCCCCAGCGTGGGACTGGGGCAGAGCGCGGATCCGGCCAGCGAGGTCGTGCGGATCTGTGAATCGGAGCCGAGCCTAGGGGTGTGGCGGGACTACGCATGAGCACATACGAAAACGAGCATGGCGCGCGGTTCTCCAAGGTCGGTATGCGCGCTGGCACCTTCGGGCCGACCGTCGAAGCCGTCGGGCCTGAAGGTGAGACCGTCTGGATCCCGCTCGTGACCTGGGACAAGTATTTTACCCAGGTCGAAGAATTGAGCCCGACCGACGACGGCGAGACGCACGACGAGTCCACGAGCGGCGACGACCCCGAAGACCACGCCGAGACGAACGTCGAAGACCTTCCGTCGGGCGGGCCGGCGTTCGGGCCGGCTTCATGAGCCGCGGAGGCAAGCGGAGGGGCGCAGGCCGCCCGCCCATTGTCGGGCCTGATTCGGCAGAGGTCCGGGTCAAGCTCGGGCTGCGGGCGCTGGCGAAGCTGGACGAATATGCAGCGAAGCATTGCGCCCTACGTGCTGGCAGGCCTGACCGGGCGGCTGGGCTGCGGTCTATGGTCCTGCACCACGGAGCGACCCAATGAGCCTCCACGAGTATCAGCAGAGCCGCGCGGTCGAGCGCCACGGGTTCCCATTCTACAGCCTGGTCATGGGCGCAATGCGCCAGGCCGACTCGGACAACGCGGAGAGGCTCAAGGGCGCGTTCCCGAAGGTATGGGAGGAACTCCAGGCCCGGTACAGCGCGCCTGGAGGACTGCTCCCGAACGAGGCACATGCGCCATGAGCCTCCAGAATGAGTATCTGACCGCCATAGGCGGCTTCTTAGCGCTCGTTCTCTCCGCGGCGCTGATCGCGTGGCTGTGCTCGTAGCATGCGTCTCGCAGGGCTGCGAGCGCTCGTGGGACCCTGCCAAGCACCGGGCCTCTAAGCGGTACTGCACCAAGTACTGCGGGAACCGCGACTACCACCGGCGCCCGCCAGCGAGCAGGACCTGCGCCTACCAGCCCTGCAGCGGGTCGTGGGTGATCGCGAGCCGCCTAGCCACCGCGCGGCACTGCAACCGCGAGTGTGCTGGGCGGGCCTACCGGCAGAGACCTGGAGCTCGGGCCAGGCACGCCGCCGGGATCAAGCGCCGCCGCCGCGCGGCGATAGGCAGGGTCTGCCGCTGGTGCCAGGTCCAAGACGGCGATAGGCAGTTCGCGACGCGGACAGTATGCACCCGCTGCGACCGGGCCCTCCGCCGCCAGGCCTGCGAGCGCTGCGGTGGCCCGTCATACCAACGAGAGCCAGCCTGCCTGGTCCGGTGGCGCGCGCCCTACGGGACTGATTGCAGGCTCGAGAGCCTAGAATAGCTCCGTGGCTGAGAGCTCGCGGGCCTCTGCTGCTGAGGTCGGGCCCGCTGGCAGCGCCTCGAGCCGGATCCTGAACCCAGGCAGGGGCCCGTAGGCCTTGCCGACCTCGCCAGCGCAGATCTGCCCGTCGTCAGCGAGAAAGCCCGCGCCCTCCAGCCCGTCTTCAAACATTTTGAGATAGTTTCCGCGATCACCTCTGCCTGTCGCAGTAGGTCTAATGGCTCCGTCCAGCGCCGCCTCTCGCTTCCAACGCGGCCAGCTGGCAGGCACGCCCAAGACGAACAGCACGTCTAGTCGAATGTCCGCTGCCCAGGGCACCAGCGGCCTCTCAGGCACCTCCAGCAGGGCCTTAACGAGCGCAGCCTGGGCCGCGCGGGTGCGGCCCGAGGGGGATATCCTAGGCTGCCCATTGACCCGGAACAGCGCCATGCTGTTCCCTTTGACCGCTGGGTGCTGGCCTGTCCTCTTCTTTTTCTTCTCCCGCCAGGAAAAGGTGGGCCCGGGTAAGAAGAACTCTATCGGCGTCACAGGGTGGTTGTAGCCTGCCTGTATGACCAAATTAGAAGGCCTGGTTCAGAAAACAAAAACAGAGACCCTGACTCCGGAGGAGGCAGAGGCGCTAGCACTCGCCCTGCTCGAGCTCGAACTGCACCGGGCTAGGGAAGTAACCCGGCGCATACTCGCGGTCTGGACTGACGGCTAGGCCTTCGCTGTCTTCTTCTTGCTCTTCTTCGCGGCCTTTGCCCTGGCCGCTGGGACTCTCTTCCCGTTGACGTCAACGGATCGGGTGGTCCCGTTGTGTGCTTTTCTCTTCTTGGCTCGCTGGAGCACCTTCCGCGCCGAAGACTGGGGTGGCGGCTGCCCCATGTCCTCACGCCACGAGAACCGCGGCACACCGTCAACAACTGATAGTTCTGCCTGCGTAGGGATCGACTCGCGCCCATGCTCGATCGCGATCTGTCCCAGGGTCCCCGTGTAGGTCGTATCCGCGTCCTGGGCGATCTTCTGAATCTGTCCCTGGATAGTCTTGATCTGAGACTGAAGGCGTGCGATCTCTGCCATGCGCTCTTCGCTTCGGGCTCTGACAAGCTCGAACGCACGGGCCTGGAGCGGCGTCAGTTCGATTGAGATCGGCTCCATGTGCGCGAAGGGATCAGACTCTGCCAGTGTTTCAGCTTGGGCCATGCGTGCTCCTTGGGTTCGGGAGCAGAGTGTAACAAAAGCCACTAGGGCACAGCCGGGATAAGCTCGACCTTCCAGCCGCGGACGCTTGCCGCGTCGTTGTTTGAGCCTACCGTGTTGTCTCCACGCAGCAGTAGGTCGATCGTGCCTGAGATCGCCTCCGTGTGCGAAGTGTGATCTACGAACGTGGTTCCTGTGCTCGTGTAGATCGTGACCCCGGCCGCCTCCTGCTCAGTCGCGGCGGTTATAGAAACTATCGCGTCGATCCTCCACGGGTCGCCCCCGTCACCCTGCCCTGTTCCGATCTTTAATCCACCGGCCCCGCCCCAGCGCAGGAACGCCGAACCTGTCTGCGATCCGTCGTCGAAGGTGCCCCACGCCGTGATCTTGACTTGGTCACCGATAGACAGCTGGGCAGCGCTGAACTGGTAGCTCTTTAGCGTCTGCTCTGCAGCGCCTACCGTTGACACGTGCGTAGCGTCGGCCACGAGTACCGACGTCCCGCTAGCAAGCGAAAGGTCTACCTCTGTCCCGTCGTCGCGAACCCACCAGGCTTCGTTGGACCCTGCAGTGTCTCCTGCATAGAGCCCGGGGAGGAATACGCCAGCGCCAGGGCTCGGCCAGTTTGCAGGTCGCGCGGCCTGCTCTGCGAAGGCGATCCCTGTGGGGTCTATTATGTCGTCGAAGGTAGCCTTTCCTGTCGCATGGACCGGGCCCGTGATAAGCACGCCTCCCTCGCCGACTAGCAGACTGGTGCCTGACGAGACCCCAGCCGAAGTAAGGACGTCGAACTCTAGGCCTACCTGGGTATGGGTAAGGCGTACGCCGCCGCCGCCCTGCACGCCGGAGAACCCAGGCGTCCCGAAGACCATGCTAGCCCCGCCGCCTGGCAGGAAGAGGTCGACCGGCCCAGCGCCGACCGATCCAGAGGCTGTCTCTCCTGGGTTATAGTCTCCGCTTTGGAGCGCGTAGAGCACGCTAGGCTCTACGAACTCTGGCGGCCCGAACACGATACCGCCAGCGGTCGCCTGGCCTCCTCCTCCAGCTGCGGTAAATGACTCCCAGGTCCCGTCTCCTTGAGCGACGACGGTAATTGCCGCGACATTCCCAGCATTGGCAGGCACGCTCACCAGGTCTTGTATCCAGCCTCCGTTGGTGAAGTCCGTTTGCCCCTGGGCTGTCGCATATCCGCCAAGGATAATCCCGCCATTGAATCCCATACTTTGCAGCGCTGTCGGCGTGCGGCTCGACTCGCCCCCTCCTCGAGCTTTGCGCACGGCGTCTGAGTCGCCTACTCGGGGGGGTGGCGTCTGTGCTGGGCGTCCGTATTCGTCAATAACGCCAGCGCCGTTTAGAGCCCAATAGGTGCTTGGCGTCATTGTGCCGCCGCCAAACACAGACAGGCCGCCAATTGGCAAACCTCCCCCCGAGATTGAACCGTTGCCGCGGCTTGGTGGCGGGTATCCAGTCCCTGAAGCCCCGCCGGGGCCGACTCCTGTTAGACCACTGCCGCCGCCGCCGCCTGCTTTCTGATCGGGCCTCGTAGGCTCTAGTCCCCCCGGGTCTAGCGGGAGCTGCCCGCCTGGATAGCCGGGCCCAGTGTCCCAGCCGTCAACCTTGTCCCATGCGCCCCAGCCCGCCGGAGGGTCCACCCATTCTTCGGGCGGGTCCCAGTTCTCAAGCTGGCCGCCGACAGTCGTTTGACCGGCCCCAGAGTTTGAATTTGGGCCACCGTCTGTGCCCAGATCCGTCGGCTCAGAGCCACTGGGTGCATACTGCCCAGTGCCGCCTGGGTAGGTCTGCGGAACCCAGTTCCCTCCCATGTCTGAGAAAGGGCCTATATCGCCAGTCGTCCCGCCTGACGTCGGTAAGCCCGTGCCTGAGATCGAGCCGTCTCCGCGGGTGACTGGGCCTGGGTCATATGTCGTCCCCGCCCCAGTCCCGCCACCGCCTGGAGTGGTCTGGCACTCCTTCGGTGGTCCTGTGTCTGACTTGGGCGGTTTCTTCGGACCCTTGGGCGTGACCTTCTTCTTCTTCGGGTCTCGCCTGCGGCCTGTGACTGTCTTGGTCTCGTCCTGTGGAATAAAAAAGAAAGTCTCAGCAGCCCACCGCCACTTGCCTGGAGCGGTTCCGCCGCACCAGCCGTGGGCTACGCCACCGTCCCAGCGAAGGTGGACTGGGCTCAGGAAGGGGCCACCAAGAGTTGGGTCCTCCCATGGTTGAGTTTCAAAGTCCAGCGGCCCGTCGCCCATGGAGTTCTTATAGAGCGCGTCGCAGGAGATATGTGCCGCGTTGACGGGCTCGCCGTCAACGGTGGTCCCGATCCTGTGGACGTCCCCCTGATCGCCAACCTCGAGGAACCCACCCGCGCGCGCGGTGATCGACGCGAGGACGAAGCCAGCGGCCAATGGTTCCGGCGGTTTGTCTTTGGGCGGCTCTTCTTTCTCTTTTGGCGGCTCCTCCTTGGGCCGCGTTTCGGTCTTCTCGGGCGGCGGTCGGGTCTGCGTCTCGTCGCCTGGCCTCCGCTCTGGGGCCTCTGGCTGGTTCGGCGTCTTTCCCTGGGTCCGCTCCTGGTAGTTCTCGAGGAGCTTCTTCATGTGCTCCTGGGTGTTAGTGACCTTCCCGTACTGGCCCTCTGGGTCGCCCTCCTCGCCCTGCTTGGGGACCCCTCCCTCTTCTCGAGCTTCGCCGCTGGCGCCGCTGGAGGCGCCCGGCGTGTCATAGACGAGGCCTCGCCCGTCCAGCCCGTCTTTACCGGACAGGGTCAGTTGCCAAGCCAGTGTGTCATTCCCGCCTAGACACTTGCCGCCCGCCAGCTTTGCCACCCGCCAGAAGGTATGCAGTCGGGCTGCCCGATCCTTGTCTGGCTTGTCGTCTTTGTCGAGGTCGTAGACCAGGGTTCCCAGCTTGGGATCTCCTGCCTTGTTGACCGCCACCAATGGCGCGCCGCCGGTCGCGAATGCCAGCAGTTCTTGGCTGTTCTCGTTCGTCGAGGCCAGGACGATCAGCGGCTGACCTACAGAGACGTCTGCCGCGTCTGGGTGAAGGCCTGCGACCTGCGCGCGATATCTCGGGTCCGCGGCCCAGCGTGAGTTTCCAGCCAGGCCCACGCTGACGGTGCGGCTATCGCTCTTCTTCTTCTTGTCCTGAGCGCGGGTGCGAGTGACCGAATTATCAGACTTGGTCGTGGTCTCCTTCTTGGAGTTCGACAGCGCGACGCCTGGAGCCGCGAACAACCAAGACCCGTGCTGACGTAGCGCGGTGCTGGCGGTCGGGAAGTGCATTCCGCCGATAAGGTCACCTGACGTCATTACTGCCGACTGAGATCCTTCATGGCCCTCAATGACCCACTGGCCAAGGTCTCGCCGACCCTCGACCCGGCCACACATGACCTTCTCTCGGTTCTGCGGAAGGATCCCGCGGTGGTCCTGAAGCGGGAGCATGCCCAGGACTCTGAAGTCGGCAAGTTTCATGCGGCCGCGGCCTTCTCTAATGCGGTAAAAAACGCGTGGGCACACACGATCTCTCTGTGTATCCAGCCTTGTACATAGTTCGGTGGGATCCTGGCGGGGTTCCAGAGCACAGAAGCGTCTGCTGGATCTGTGAACCACTTTTTGTACCAGGTGCGGTATTCGTAGGCATAGTGGATCAGGGGGGCCTCGACTGGTGCCTCGTATTCCCAGTTCGTCTGCGTCAGCTTCAGCCGCTGCGGCTTCCTGCCCACGACAGCGAGCGCCAGCGCGAAGGCCCGCATTTGGTCAGACCACTCCCAGCCCGGGAGCTCGCAGAACAGGTCCATGATCTGCCACCAGACCTCGCCGAGATCCTTCGCGATCTCTATTGGGATCACATAGGGAACCCTGGCGCCCCATGTGTGGTTCGGGTCGTCGCCCAGGTCCAGACCGAGATCTTCAGCGATCTTCGCCGCGAGCCCTCCGCGAAGGTCGTTCGGGCACCTGTCGACAGCCAGCGTGGTGGGCCACGAGATCCTGCGAGTCCAGACCATATCAGGATCCATGAGCACTATATGAGTGGCGCCCAGCTGCTTGCCTTTGTGGTATCCGTCGAGCAAAGACGCTGCAGTGTTCCGCGCGGCCCATTCTCTGCTGCCCTCGCCTCGGTAGTTCTTGCTGGGAACGACAAGCGCGCCAGCCTCGCGACATGCAAGGAACTCGCCTGTCAGGCCTTCTTCGTAGCCGCCATGAACAACGATCATAGGTGCTACCTTCTGCCGCTTCAGGCAGGAATAGGTCGCGACCTGAGCCTGCCAGCCGTGGTAGTACCAATTCTCACAAGAGATCACCACGAGGTGCTTACTCTCTGTCAACGAAGCCCTCTACAATCCTGCGCACGTCTGGTGGCAGCAGCGCCTGAGCGTCTACGGCAGGAGGCGAGGGCGCGAGCTCTACGGTGGTAAGCGCGCCGCCCTCTTCGCCGCTCGCGAAATTATGCACGACCCGCGTTACTGTCCCGCCAATGGTGGCGTCTGGTCGGAACGTCGTCGTCAGTTGGCCTTCTGGGTGGTCCCTGTAGCGCATGAACTCACGGAGCGCGAAGGCCTTGGCAATGTCCTTTAGCTGTCCCAGATTTACTGGGTCCCCTAGGGCTGGAAACTCAAAGTCCGATCCGCCCTCAGTAAACGCGGCGAAGAACTGCGGGGCCAGGTCGTCATTCCAAGCGAACCGTGCTACAGCGCGCGGGAGCCCGACCCGGAGCTCGAGCACGGGACCCTCGCCCTGCTGCGAGCGGGGCGTAGCGCCCGGCAGGAGGCTCTCAGCCTCGCTCAATGTGACCTCCACAGGATAGAACCGGCGGCGGTTATTGGGCGCGCCCAGGCTCAAGGTCACCAGGAACGAGAGTTCCATATCCGGCGTCAAGAACGTGTCCTCAATGAAGATCTTCCGCTGATCGAACCGAGCGAGCCCACCAGACCTCGCGACCGCTGCTGATCGCTCATAGGCGTCTACCAGCCCTTTGAAATCCTCCTGCAAGACGACCTGTAGAATCCCTAGGTCTTGATCAAGGACACGGACGATAGCAGGCGCTGGCTCGAGCTTGTCCAGGCGGGTCCCAATGATCTGATTCCCGACGTCCTCCTTGGCCAGCGTGTTTGAGAAGCGGTTCTGCGTCAGCTGGAACAGGGCCTGCTCCACCGAATCAGACTGGTTTAATGGCGTCCAGGCATGGACTACGCAATAGTCCTGGTAGGCCAGCGCTGGCGCGCGGGAGCCTGTCTCTGGGTCTTCGATTCCCACTCGGTAGGGATAGATCCGCTTTACTCGGTCTCGCCATATCTTGCCGATTAGAAAGGTCCGCCGGTAGTGTTCGCGGAGTAGCGCGATACGCTTCCGCCAGACGCCGCCACGGTCAACTTCCGGCGCGCCGTAGGAGTTCAGCGCGTTGCCGAACCAGTTCTCTCTGAGGCGCGAGCGCGAGAGCGGGTACTGGGCCGCGAGCGGGTTAGGCCCTGGGTTCTGGTTGCAGAACTCTATGTAGTCGTCCAGCGTGAGCCATGTCCCGCGGACTACCTTCCTGGTAGCGTCGCCCACGGTAAAGGTCCCGTCTTCCGGGACAGGAATCACGTTAGAGCAGCGCAGGAGCTCGCCAGCGTCTCTAGGCCTCGTCTCCTTGTCTCCGAGCGGGTCAGACTCCTTCGTGTCTATCCTCGCCTCCACCTGCCGCTCATACAGGATCCTGATCTTGGCGGGCCGTTCCTTCCGTCTGTCTTGGCGCTCGAACAACGGGAACCCGACGATAGGTCGCAGTTCTACGAGCCCTTGGTGTGTCGTAGTCTCGCGCAGATTCGGGAGGCCTAGGGCCTGCGCCTCACCGTCTCCTTGGGTGTCGTAGAGAACGACCTGCCCGGTCCCGTCAACATAGACGTTCGCTCCGCCGCCTAGATACGCCAGGAGCTTCGCCACCGCGGCGTCCCCTTGCATATTGAATTCCCAGTTTTCTACCGGAACTGTTGACGCGACCAGGACGTGGTCACGGTCGGTCCAATTGCCAGCGCCAGCCACGGTGTCCAGAATATCTCTCGCCACCTCTTCGCCGCTCCAGGCCACTCCGTTGTTGATAGACCAGGGCGCATAGGAGACGTCGTCGCTGACGACGGTCTGCTGCGTCCGCGCGTCAGGCGGCAGGTTCCCGACTGGGTCTGACCGTCTGCGGTTTGGCGTCTTCCTGCGAACGTTGTAATAGCGCGGGACGAACACATACGCCCATTGGAATCGGCGGTCTACCAAGGTCAGAATGGTTGTGCTGGGGTTGCTGCTGGGTCCTAGGCCTAAGATCGTGAGTTGGGCAATCTCCTTTGAGTCTCCCTCGTTCTCCAATTCCAAGACGGAGCCTAGGGCTGTGCCTACAGCGAATAAACCCTGTGCTGTCTCGCGGTCTACCTCGAGTTGGACGATTGACGGAGCAACGCCGGGGACCTCGATCCACCGGGAGCCAGACTGGACCTCAAGCGGGACACCGTCTAGCCGGGCGATCACCTGCTTTGACCTCTGGTCCTGGTCTTGGGCTGGTTTGTGCTCCCGCCTGATCCTTGCGCGCTCGCTGCTATGATCTCGAACTCCTCTGTGACGGTCTTTATCGTTACGAGTTGCTGGGTGCCCTGGATCCCGCGGAACCCTGGCTGGTTGCGGCTCCTGCGCGACAACCGCACGGCCTCAGTCCCTGCCTCTGTCGTTGGAGTCGCGAGCTCGCCCAGCACGGTCGCGCCCTGACCTTCTAGGAGCACAATGCGTGGCGAGCCGCGGACCCCACCCGCGCCACCCAGCGCAGGCGAGGCTATGTCGCCCAGCGTGGTCGTGGTCGTAATCACCTGGCGGTTTAGCTTGCGGTTGGCCTGGTACTTGAATGCCTCGGTAGGGTTCGGCTCGTCGTCTGTCTCGTCGTCTGGGACGATTTCGGGCCATGTGTACCGGATAATCTTCCCGAAGTCGATTGAGTCCGTGAACTCCACCTTCCGCTCCAAGAGCGAGCCGCCAGCCGTTCCAAGCCCGGTCAGCGTCGCTTGGATCGTATGCTCGTCGAAGTTGTAGCCTGGCTCTACCGTCTCAAGAATCACAGACCCGCCCGCTACGGTCTCCATGTTCTGGGTGATCCACGGAAGAATGGTCGTATCAAACAGGCTGACCATGTCTTCCTCTACCGTCTGGTCTACGGCAGCGGTGTACTCGGCGACGATCCGCTTGAGCGGTCGTGCGGTCGGGTCGCCGTCGGTGCCCTCGTCTACCACCTTGACGATCAGCGAGGGGTCAACAATCCCTGGGTTATCTAGCTGGCCTGCGTCCTGGTTAAAGAAGACCTGCCTATAGGAGCGCTCGAACTCAACGGTGGTGTCTGTGACGTTTGGCGTATATCGCTCGGTCACGAGCTCTGCTGACCAGCCCAGAGCCGTAATGATCGTGGCTACGCGTGCGGTGATCTCCGACAGATAGATAGCGCTGGCCTTGACCACCGGCAGCCCTGGGTCCGCGGTGTATGCGCCACGCACTGTCAGGCCGCCACGCCTAGACGGGGTGTAGACCACGTCATACTCAAAGTCCTGTAGGAAGTCGTCGTCAACGGTTCGGGCTGGAATGCCAGCCTGGATCGTTACCTCGTAGAGCCTCGAGGTGTTGGTGTCGAAGCGCGGATCAGACTCGCCCACCTTGACGATCTCGGGCGTGACGTCGAACCCTGTAGCGTCCGCGTCGCTGAGCTCGAGGGATTCAGAAGACAACAGGTTGACCCTTAGCGCCTCTCTTCGGCGGGTAAACAGCTCCTCCAGGGATACGCAGGCGGCGGCCAGAATGGACTCAGACGAAGCCTGCACGACGAACCGAAAGACCACGGTAGCGTCTACGGGCCCTTTTCTAATCCTGTGTATCCCTGTCAGGTGGAGATCAGCACCCGCGCGGGATCCCGGGATAACCTGGCCCGCGTAGACAACCGACATTTCGCGAACGACTGCCACTAGGGGCCTCCGATACCTTTGGCCAGGATCTCAAGGACGTTGACGGCTCCTCGCTTCGCCAGGCCCAGCCGGTTACGACCAGCGATCAGCCGCCGCTCCTCGCGGCTCTTGAGGATTTCGTCACGCACCCGCGCGGCCTCGAATGCCTCGCCGACAGGTGTAAAGACCAGGCCACCCGCGCCCGTGTCTCCGCCAGCCGCGAAGGCGTCCTCGATCCCTCGGGCCCGCAGGCGACCCACGCCAAACGAAGCCCGCAGAACTCGTAGCGGGTCTGATATGAACGCGATCTGGTCAGTCTGCGCGCGGATTTCGCCCTCCAGCTTAGCGAACTCCTCTCGAGTGACGCCCCTAGGGATCGTGTCAATTCTAGGCTGCTCGAAATTCTCCGCGACGAAGCTGCTAACTGCTCCAACGACCTTGACGGCGGCGAAGCCTGCCGCGGCAGCTGTCAGACCTGCGCGCCCGCCCTTCGCGATTCCACGCATGCGCTCCTTGATCGACTCTTTTTTGAGCGCGCCAGCTATCAGGCCGCCGCCGAACCCAGGGCCCTTCTTCCCAGCAGGCGCTCGCTTGCCCGTCGGCCTCGTGGGCGCGCCCGGTGGTTGCCCGCGGGCCTGGTTGCCGCCGCCGCCAGCCTGCGATTCTCGGACGCGTTGTTCAGACCGCTCAGACTTAGACCGGAGTTCGCGGGCCTTTTTCTCAGCCTCCTTGGTGTTTAAGACAACCTTGATTTCAGCGCGTTCTGCCATGCTCTGAGTGTAGCAGTCGCCTATGGCGAGCTCCCAGCCCCTGTCCAGGCAGACCAGGTGTATTGTCGCTGGGCTACATAGCCGACCTCGGCGTCTAGCTCAGCCGCGACCGCTGAAGCTGAGATCAGTTGGATTCGGACACCGTCCTGCTCTGAGAGTAGCGCTATGGCGTCAAACAGGACCTGCTCGAGCTCGAGCAAACCGCGCCCTTTGGAAGTTAGGCCAGTCCCTGGCCCTGCCCCGCCCATGATCACAGTCTCGCCCCATGTGTCGCCTGCTACGGCATGAGCAATCAGGATCGTAAACTTTTGGGTGACCAGGTCTGGCTCCTCGTCGTCTACCTCCATTCCTGCAGGCAGGATCAGGCAATAGGGCCACCGCACCTGGGATCGGTAGCGCTCACCGTCGATCCCGGCGGATACGATCACCTTCCCGAAGACCCGCTCGCCGCCAAGACCTGGCCAGACAGCCGTAGCCAGCGCGGTCTTGATCAGCCCTGCTATGACAAAGGTACTAGCCACGGGCACGATCCATGAACGCTGCCAAGGTCTTTGAAACCAGCGCGTCTCCACCGTCGAGGACCGCAAGCACGGCAGCCTCGCCCAGTTCCGTCCGCGCGGCATGCGCGAAGCGCACGGCCTGGCGGGTCGCCACACGGTCTCCTGCTACAGCCAATGACGAGCGCTCGATCTCTGAGAGGCCCGCGAATTCTTGAATGGAGATTGAGCCGCCTCCGCGCAGGAACTGCTCGCAGCCCTGCGTTAGCCGCTGCAGCCGGTCCTCTGCCGCCTGGCCTTCTGTGGCGGCTTCTACGTCCCCATAGACGCCCAGGGCTTCGGCTAGAGCCCCCATGAGACACTTCCTGTGGGCGCTGCGCCCTCTCGGATAGCCAGGAACTCGCAGAGGATCAGGTGCTCGGTGCGTGCCGCCATGCTTACCTCGATCTCCTCAGCCGCGCGCGGTATCGCCATTGCAAACGTGAAGCCTGGATAGTTGGAATCCTTGGGAGTAAAGACCAGCGCTGCGGCGTCTTGGGATCGGAACCAGCCAGCCTTCTTGGCTCCTGGGAACTGGACAAAGCCCGCCGATACATTCGGGAAGACCGCGGCGATAGACGTTGACAGGAACCCACGCAGCGCGAGACCGACCCGATAGACCGCGCCTACAAATAGCTCGTCTACGATCTCAATGCCGAACTCCTCGGCCTCTATTGGCGTCTGAGACGCTGTGCGGAGAAGCTGAACGTCCCGAATGAGCCCTAGGTCAGTTCCACCGAACGACACAGAACCAGGGACTCTGAGCGCGTCCAGAGCGCTCACGTGGCCCGCCTGGCGATCTCCTGCTCGATCTCTTTAACCACCAGGCTCCTCTCGTCGTCGCCAATCTCTATAAACCTGCGCTCTCTTACGTTTAGAGTAAACGTCGGTTTTGAAAAGAGCCAGCCCAGCCCAAACTCTCGGCGAGACCGATCCTGCCGCAGCCAGATAGCCAGCTGCCGCCGCCCGGTCGCGTTGAGCGTGAGCGTCACGGCCCCGCCCTCGTTCTGGATCGAGGCGTAGCTTACGCTCGTCCCGACCACCAATTCAGACCCGCGCACCTCCCATGTCAGCGATCCCTTCAGGCGGCCCGTGTCCTCCACTGCTGGCCGCGGCTGGAACCTGCGCCCCTTGGGGAAGCCGCCCGCGTTGAGATCCTTCACGATCCCAGCCACGTTAGGCGTCAGCCGTGGCGCCCAGGCGTCGCCTGACGGAGACCGCTGCAGCCTCCAAGACCGCTGGAACCTCGAGGTCAGCAGCGCGCCGATACCGTCCAGCACCTCTTCTACGGCCTGGGCTGACAAGGAATCGGTTAGGAGGTCGATCTGATCCGGCGACACCCGAACCTCTACCGTCACTCGTCCTCGTCCCCGCCGCCGACCGCATTGGGCACGAAGCCTCTCCACCGGGAGCGGTCCTGGTCAGGCCGCGAGCCCGCGCGCTCGGTGGAAGGATCCAGCGTAGAGCTCGAGGTCGGGCTGATCCGCTGCTCGGAGCCGCGGGTGGTAGCGATCTGGATAAGGCCTCGGTTCCAGCGCTCGGTGACCTGCTGCGTATTCCTGCCGGTTATCCCGGAGTACTGCATAAGGAATACGAGCACACCTTGCACGGCAATGGCCACATGGAGCGCGTCTGTGTCGTCGTAGGCTATCCCGGTCTCTATAAGGAAGACGGCCTGCGTGTCTGCTACGGCAGCGTCCAGGACGCTCGTGTTGACCGTGGTCTCTGAAGGTTCTCCAGGGTTCGTAAGCTCGACCAGGAGTTGCGTCGAGAGGCGCAGCGTCGCATTGACCTGGAGCGTCATGCTCTACGGGTCCGTTACGCTTGGCCCAGCGTCCAAGGTCTCGCCGCCAGACAAGGGCCCTTCAGCCACAAGGGTATCCGACAGGATCAGCGTCAGGACCGTTGCAGCGACGGTGGCCAGTGTATAGGTCCCGTCGTTTAGGATAGTGCCTGCCACTGTGAGTTGCTGGCCTGCTAGGTAGCCGTCGGCGACGAACGACCCCGAACTCGCTGTGATCGTGTCCGGGTTGACGTCAGCAAAGGTCAGCGTGCGACCGCCGGAGGCTACCACCTGGGTGGCAGCAGGAACGTGCGGGAGATAGCGCCCATAGGCGCGCCATAGCCACTTCTGGATCTTGGAGTCGCTGCCAGCGAACGCGTCTGTTACCTGGATCTGATCGTCAAGCAGGAACTTGCTCGCGAGCGATCCTGAGAGGTGCCACCAGGTCCCGTCGAAGGGCTCCATGGTCCCAAAGTAGACCTCGTCTATCAGCACCTCCGCGTCATGGCCGGAGAACGAGAACTCAAACTCAGCGTTAGCCTGGTTGAAGCTGGCAGCCCAGAGATCCTCGTCCCTGTCGACAATCACAGAGTTCCATGCGCCAGCCACGAGCCCGGAGAGCGTGACGGCCTGCGTAACCGAGCCCCACTTGATCGTTAGGGTGCCAGCGGTCAAGGCAGCGTCTGGTCTCACCCAGACCTCTGTCAGATATGGGACGTCTGCCGCCAGCTGGAGCCGGTTGACCGAGAAGGCCTGTGTGACCGTTCGGACGGCTCCCGTCTGGACAGCCAGACTCGTAGGATTTGGGTCGCCAACGGCGTCCCGCGCGAACAGGTTCCGGTCCAGTTCGTAGCCCGTAGGATCGTCGAGGGTCCAGCCGGTAATCGTGTCAGTCACGATCAGCGGATATCGGCCAGCTGCGAACTGCCCTGCAATTGCAAATTGGCTGAAAGAGGAGTTCCGAAGCAACGACGACGAAGAGTCTTTAGCGAAGAAGTTCCGGCGGATAGCGCCAGACGAATCAGCCTCGAGCGAGTCAACGCCAGCGTTACCGCCTCGGAGTTCGAAGACCTCGCGGAACCTCTCGGCTCCTGTGTTCTCGTCTTGGATACAGCGGAGCGTCTTGGTCTCTACGAACTCGTTTTCAAGGTCGTATGCGTTCTCGTCCTTGGACAGACGCACCAGCACGCCCTTGCTCGCGCCGAACGAAGGGATAGCACCATAGGTGATCCCGCGGCTCTTTACCGTCTTCGAATTGGCCTCAAAGTATGCGTATATTCGATCCAGTGCAGCCTGGGCCGCGCGCTCTGGGGCGTTAACTATGTGGTGGGTGTAGGCCGTCAGGATCGGGCTGAGGACTGAGGGTCCAGCGCCTACACCTGAAGCTATCCGAGACCGGAAGAGTCGAGCCCCTGCTGCTTGTGCGGCAGCAAAATCTGACTCCAGGATCTGCACGTAGGCGTCTTCGTCCGTCGCGACCGTCTGCTGCGCTAGCAGGTTGTCAATCAGCAAGACACCAGCCCTAAGCTGGTTGTCCATTTCTCCTTCGGTCGGTGACGCCACGGGCTACCTCTAGTTTAGGTTGTCGACCTGCTTAGACCGCCGTCGCTTGGGCTTCAGCTTGACAGGTGCCGCTGGCTCAAAGCCCGCGGCTTCCTTCTTGGTGGCAGCCTCGACCTCCTGAACGTCTTCCGTCGACTGGCCCATGGTGTCAGACAGGCTCGGGTATCCGGCCTTCTCGTATGGGTTCTCCAGGGTGTCTAGAGGGACCGCATACATGAGCCCAATGATAGGGCGGTCGTTGTCCATTTTGCGGTAGTTCCGCGCGCGTGTGTCGTGGATCCTCGAGCGGCTCTTGCGTCCCTTCGTAGAGCGCACGACCTTATGAGACGCGGCCTCAAAGCACTTCTCTAGCTGGCCCGGTCCCATGCGGACAACTGCTCCGCGGACCTTTGTTCGTTCGGTCTCTGACCCGTAGCCGGTCACCTTCTCAGAGTTTCGCGGGAAGCATTGGCCGCCTGCGAAGATCTGGTGAACAGGGCAGTCGTCGTTGACGCCGATACGGTAGAGCTTCTCGCCCTTCTGAAGTGTTACTACTGGGGCCATTGGCTTCTCCTAGTCGTTAAAAAGAAGGGCCCGCCCACAGCGGACGGGCCCCCTCTGTCTCCGCATAACCAACAAGTCTAGTTGTTTACTTTGACCGTGCCGTAGGCAGTGTTAACGCCGTATCCGGCACGCATGTCCAGCAGGGTCGCGAGGATCCGGTACCGGCGAGCTCGCTCGCTGTTCTCGCGGGTCTCGTCGATCATGCGCGGTGCGCGCCGCATGGTTTCGAAGACGGGCTTGGGGTCCACGCCGGGGAAGAAGATATAGTAGTCGTTGTCCGTGATCCGCTGGGTAGACCAGAGCGTCATGGACATTCCAGACTCTAGAATCGTGTTCGTGACGGCCTGGCCGCCGCCGCCTCTATCGACCGTCCTGCCCTGAATGAATGCCTCGCGGAACACCTCTTCGTTCTGCACGCCATAAATTACCAGCGCGCCCTGGTCGAGGTCTGCGTCGTTCAAGAGCGGCTCGCCCTCGGTGTCTTGGAACTGCTTGGCTTGCTCGCACGCTGACCAGAAGTCAGAGCGCACCGCGCCAGACGTTGCCACGCCCGTCCCTGTGATCAGGTTCCCGTTGACCACGCCGAAGCGCGGGTTTGCGCCTGCAGTCGTAGCGTAGAGCGCTGCGCCGTCGGGCGCCGTCGGGATAGCCTTCAGCAGCCTGGCGTCCGCCGTGCCTTGGAGGATCTGGAAGAAGACCTGCTCGGGAAGTTGCGCCGCTCTGATCGCCAGCTTGCGTGCGACCTCTCGGATATCGCCCAGCTGGATATCTTCGATATCTTCCTCGTGGAAGCCAATCGCTTTCCCCCAGGTCAGGTTCTCGACGCTGTATGCAATCGCGCGGAATGCGTCCTCTACAACGGCCTCGCCACGGTCAATCCGCTCAATGACGGGCGGCGACTCTAGGTAGCCGAACCGCTCGCGGCGCTTGCTTGAGGAGATCCCCAGCCGCATAGCACTAGCGAGGCTCGGGTGACGGCCTACCGTGTCTCGGTAGGTCGAGAGGAAGGTCGCGTTGATATCTCTGAACAGGTCGTCAGAGGTAATAACTACTTCGGGCATGTCGTCTCCTGCTGCTGGGTTCTAGTGGACTGGCCCGCCGTTAGGCGATACCTACCCGAGTTCCGAAGGCGGTCGTAGCGCCACCGGCGATCGTTGCATTGGCGAGGATTCCAAGGAGGAACTGCGCTTCCATTCCGAACTGCCAGACGTCAGCCTCAGCCGCTGCGGTGACGTCGAGCACGACGCCCATAGGCGGCGTGGTCCCCGGGTCGGTCAGGACGAGCGGCGGGCCGGAGTCCGCGGCCCATACGAGCTTGCCGAAGTCCGCAGCCGTTGTGGTAGCGCCAGTGACGGCGATCCGCTTCAGGACTCGGCCAGCCCCGTTGAAGTTGTTTTCAACCGTGCCGTCGCCCAGGGCTTCGTCGGAGTACTGCCCGCCCATGAGCACCTGGCCCTGGAGCGCGGCATATGTGATCAGGAAGCCGTCGCCCGCTGCTGCCGCGGCTGTTGCAGCTGCAGCAAACTGACCGGCGAAGGTCTGAACCGTGCTCAGGATCGGGTGGCCTAGACGAACGTCAGGGCCTGGAGACTCAGGGAGCGGATCACTTCGGGTGGGATCAGTCATAGTGTCCTCTGCCTAGCGCGTCAGCGCGGGTGTAGTCTTCACGCCCAGAAAGGCGTCAGGGTTGCTGTTGGCCGCGACGTAGTCGTTAAATTTGACCGGCGACTCGCTGCGGCTCCACGAGCCGAACAGGTCTCGAGCGGTCGAGAGCGCCTCCGGGCCCTGGGCCGCGAAGGCCGCGACCTCTGGCGGATCCATTGAGCTCGTGTGCGGGTTGATTTCGCCAGTCCAGTGGGTAGGCGGATCGCTCGGGCCAATCCGCTCCATTCCCTGCGCATAGCTCAGCGCGGCGTCGAGGCCGCCCTTAGCAGCCGCTGCACGGAAGGTGTTGACATGATCGACACCGAAGCCCGCCGCCTGCAGCTGGCTTGCTTTGGCCTCGATCTGCTGGCCCGCCAAGAACTCGCTAAAAGTCCGCTCCATGCGGTCCATGCGGGCCACGAGCGCGTCTTGCGCGCCTTGGGCTGCTAGCTCTGTAGCTGTCGAGGCCTGCTGCTCGGGCTTGGCCTCGGCTGGCGCTGCCTCTGCTGAGAAGAGGCCCATTCGCTGGCCCATGCCCTGACCCATACCCTGCTGCTGCATAGCTGGCGCGGGTTGCTCTGCGGGAGCCTGCGGGTTAGGCATGCCCTCCTGCTGCGGCTCAATCACCTGCTTGAGCAGCTGGAAGATCTGCATGAGGACCTGTTCCGCATTGGCCGCGAAGGTGGCCTTAGCGTCGGTGTCGGCTTTTCCAGTAGCCGTATTAGGCGTAGTCATAGGGGCCTCCGTGACGTAACGAGCAAGTGACCGGACACGATCGCCGGTCTGAGAATAGGCCAGGATCGGTCCACCTTTGGCAAGTGTGGTGATCCTGGTGCCGCTGTCGATTGGCGCCTTCGCCTCTGCGACACGCAGCAGGGGGAATCTGAAGAACGGGACCTCGTCGTCGAGCAGAGCCAGAGAATCAATCTCCTTCTCGTTAACGTCGAGGATCTCCACGCTGCGGTAGGAGAGCTCGCCACGCTGGATCCGCTCGAACACTGCAGGCCTGACGCCCACCAGATCAGCGAAGACCGTGGGGACCTCCTCGCCGCCGTGCATAATCGAACCGATTCTCGTTAGGCGAAACTTGCCCGCGGCCTCTGCTACTTGAGCGTCGCCGTGGTGCCGGACGTGAAGCGGAGCTAGGTAGCCCTCTGCCTGCCGTTGCTGCGCTGTGGCCAGCGCGCCGTGGAGCCAATCGACGCCGAACTCTAGTTCTTTGTCATTCCCTCGAGTGTTAACCGAGAAGATTGGGACGTCAAAGATTGTGAAGGTCCCGTCAAGCCCCTTGGCGTGGCGATAAACGGGCGGACTGCCTGCGGTAGGTCCCATGTCCGAACCGTAGGGCCTAGACTACGTCAGTGTCCATGTCTACTATGTCGGCGTGAACATTGGCGAGGAAAAAGCCACCGCCCGGGTCTGTTTTCGAGCGACCCCGACACAAGAGCGAGAGATCAGGTACCGCGCCAACCACGAGCGCAGGTCAGTCAGCGAGTGGATCCGCCTCCGAATGGAGCGCGTGCTAGAGGCTGAGCCGCCAATTGATCCGCCGAAGCCTCGAGGCCACCGCGGAGCCTAGCCCTCCTTCTCTAGGGTCGGGCAGTCGCTCTTGTGGTCTAGCGGGGCCTCTCTCACACCGCAGTGCTCGCAGGCCATGCCCATTCCGCAGTTCGTGCAGCCCCCGTAGGCGTCCCAGCGCTCACACTGGCAGTCTGGGCACTTGGGCTTTACTCGAGCTACCAGCCGGGCTGAAGCGTCGGTCAGCTGCAGGAGAGACGCCTGTATCTTCTGCGCGTTCTCCTCGGCCTGCATTCTGCGCCGCCGCTCTTCGGCGTAGTTCTTACGGGCTTGCTCGAGTAGTTTTCCCCAATCGGTCATAGCTAGCGCGCGCGGAGGGGTTGACCAGCGGGCGTCGGCGACGATTCTCTGAGCCCAAACCGAGAGAGTGGGAACCAGAGAAGACGACACCCGCTGGCTTTGAATGCCCCGGGAGGTATCCCGGCAGGCATTGCTAGAGTGCCACCAGGGTATGACGCTAGATCACGCCGCCCTTGACGATAGAGACTGTGAGGAACAGGGTCCCGCCCACGCTGACCTCAAAGTCTATAACGTCCCCTAATTTAGCTTCCCACA